AAACTTGTATTTGCTGATAATTTATTTGCCGATAAAGTGCCATCTACAATTACTGAGCCATCAAAAGTTTCTACAACTAAAGCACTAAAATCAGAGGCTTGTAAAGAAGATGCAGATGTAACTCTACTTCCTGTATATACTCTTGTACCTGCTTTATTTGCTGAATTATCTGTAACAGTTATTCTATCATTTGAAACTAAATCATTATCTTCTGAAGCTGCAATTACAGCTGTGCCTATTGCTACTGCATCTGCGTTTGAAAAATTACTATCTGCAAAGTTAGAAGCATTTGTTGCACTGATTGCTGAGGTAGTACTTTCTTCAAAAGTAAAGATACTTCCACCTCTTTGTCCAAATGTTCCATCAGCTCCCGCAGTTGTTTTTGTTAAAGATATAATTTGAGTTGTAAGTAAAGTATCATCTGAGTTATCGTAAATAGGTACTGCTATACTTCCTTCTTCATTTCCAGCTCCCGTACCTGAAAGGATACTAGAACTTCCTGTGATTGTAATTACTCCACTGCTTGAAACGGCTGAAACTACATTTGTATCTGTTAGAGTTCCATATCTGAAAGTATTATCTCCATATGGAGCAGTGCCGTCATAAGTAAATGTTGTAGTTCCCTCTCTTATATCAAATTCACATGAAAAACTAGTTGCACTTGCGGCTCCTGTAGAGTCTCCTACAAAGTTATGAGTACCATTTGTTGGTACAATAGATAGTCCATCTGCTCCTACAACACCGTCTGTTACTACAGCGAAATGTTGGAATCTTGTTAATATGATTGTTGATCCTACTCCATTTTTTACTGTAATTGTATAGGTTATAACAGGAGTATCCGTGAGTGCATCATCATGATCGCCAAAACGAACAATTGTAGGATTACTATTTGCATCATTTATAATTGTTGAAGTTCCTGCTGTTATATTTGACGCAACAGCTGATACTCTAAAAGTATTATTTGCTTGTGCCCCATCTTGATCAGCAGTAAGTACAGTTTCTCCTAATAAAACTTGAATGTCTGTTCCTGAGCCAGTATAGTTAATAGTTCCTGCAGAAGTTTCCTGCAGAGTCATACTTGGATTTGTAATAGTAACTGTTATTGCTGCCGCCTGTAAGGCTGTACCCGCCACTCCTCCAGTTGCGCTTGAAGGAAAGAAAGCTGAAAATATATTTCCTTTTGATTTTGATTTTCTTTTTCTTATAAGTCTTTTATGTCGAATCCAATAATATTTAGCGGCTTCTGCTCCAATTGAATGAGAAAACGTTGTTTCGTCATCGGCTTCACCTACTTTTACAGCACTAGAATCTAATCGATCATTTACGTCTGATGCCCATATTTCTGTACAATCAGTAGCTTCTACAAAAGTACTTGCTCTTGTCCAATTTAGTACTGTTGTTCCAAACTTATCTGTACTTGCAGTTAGTGCTGTTGGTGCTCCTGGTGATCCTGTTAGTGCTGTTCCAGGTATTTCAGTATTAGTAACTCCTGTTTTTCTCGCATTAGAAATAATGTACATGTCATCATTATACTCTACTGCTGATATTTTTACTAAACAATCTGGTTGTATATCTAAGTCTACAATTCGGAATAATTTATCATTCCAGCCAAACCTATCATAATCACATTTTAAAATTTGTCCTGCTTTCATTAGTATACCTTTTGGCATAGTTGTAAAGCTTATCTGTAGTGGAAATCTTGATTCTCTTAAGAATTTTTCTGCGTTTATTCTACCATTCCAGTAGTTAGTTATTCCACTAAATTTAATATTACCTGTTTTTACTATATTTCTATCTGCTTTTACAAAGTTTGAATTATAAAAAGAGACAGAAGTATTTGACCATTTATTTCCTGGGTCACTTACACTTGCATTAATAGTGTTAAAACTTTTTCTACTAGGATCATCTGTTACGTTTAAATTGCCAATAATATCTGCTTGTGTTATATGGTACGCTCCATTATCTGCAGGCGTGTCTTCTTGAGCTTCTATTTCTAATTCATATTTGCCATTTGAGTATGAAAGCATACCATTATAGTGTTCTAACATACTAGTTGTATTTTCAAATAAAGAGCTAGTGGTTTCTATAACAGAATTCATTTGATGACGAGTCACCCATCTTTGATTGTCGTGTGCCCACCCAAGCCATCTCCAGTATTTAACAAAGTCAGCATTATAAAGTGAATGCTTTTGAACATACTTTTTATAAAAACTTGTTAAAGTTGTTCCTGTCGCTCCTGCTTTATAAAAGGTTACATTATTTATATAAGTAGTTCCTTGGGGCTCTGAATTAGTAGGCTTTGTTCCAATATATCCTGCTGACGTAACTCTAAATATATTTCCATCTCCCTCTGTAAATATAATGTCTCCTACTTCATAGTAAGACCAGTTACTCCAAAGTCGTTGAAATTGTCCATGCACATCTTCCAAAACTACATCATAGTGAGTGCTTGTTGCTGTTACTGATTTTACTGTTCCTCTTGCGAGTACAGCCCCAGAAGCCGAGCCATCAACAGTATGAAGATATTCATCTCCTACTGTTGGACTTGTTGTTGTAGATATTGTTATTTCTGATCGTGCATCACAAGTTCTTGCTGCATTATTGAATGTTTCTAATGATAAATCAGTAAGTGATAACCCTTTACCATAAGTTTTTGCAGTAAGGTAGTCTAAAGTATGCATTGCTGGATTATTACCTGAACGTAAATCTTTACCTCTACCTGAAATATTATATTCGCTTGAAGAATTTGGATGATGTATAAAGTTAGAACGCAGTGTTGCTACTTTTGTTGTTCCATTGTAATCAAGAATTGTTCTTTCTTCGTCTACACCTGTGCCTGAAGTTACCTTGATTATTTGGTTATTATAGAAATTATCACTACTTGAAGCGGAACTCGGAAGCTTTATAGTACGACTTTCAATCACTCTTCCAGATGAAATTGTATCGCTACCAGTCAACGCACTTAATGTAACATCTAATGTAATAACCTGATTCGAATAGGTTCCTGTAATAGTACTTTCTTCAATATTTGCTAATTGTCCATTTCCTGTTCCAAGTATTTTAAATTCAGTTACTCCACTCAATGCTGTGTCCGCTACTGTTATTTTTAATTTTCTTGAAGTATCATCTCGTGAAATAGAACTAATACTAGAACCTTGATCGGGTAGTGTAGCAGTTAGATCTGTATGATTAAAAGTAAGCATATGCCAAGTATTATTACTAGCATCTTTTGCATAAAATTGTGTATGAGTAGGGACATCGTCTACATAAGGAAAGTTTGTAGAATGAAAAGGTTTATCTCCAAAACGGATTACATCCATCATGTCTCCTGTCTCTGGATTTGCTATTTTATACACATCTTTTACTTTAGTTGTGTTTAGTGCGGTGTCATCACTTGTTCTGTAAAAAGTTACGGATTCTCCTACAATAAAATTAGAGGCAGATTCGCTTGAGTATGAAAGATCATCATGTCTATATTTATAGTCATAATTATAATTTTCATATATCTTTCCTTTTACAACAAACTCTAGTTCTGGTATATCAGGAGCTTCCTCTGTAACTGTAATTTCTGCCACTACATAAGCTGTGTCTAATAGTCTGTGATCTGGTGACCAATATTCTTCATTGCTTGAAAAATAATCTAGTTGTCTTTTGAATTTACTACCTTCAGCAACAGTGATTAGTTGAGAATTTGCTAATTGATCAAATCTGCCTGAATGAAACCATAGTTTTATATTTTGAGGAGTTGTAAGTTGAAATTGTTGATTATTACGAATACCTACATCATTAGTATTTCCACCTGAGATGGAAACTCTTGCTGCTAAGTTTTGATAAGACCCCGATACTTGTGAGTACTCACGCAACCCTACAGGTCTATGATCGCCTGTTTCTCCACTATCTTCGAAATCTTCGCCAGAAAAGTCTGCATTTGGTCCGGGATTATAAATACTAAAGCCGCCGCCTATGGCTGGGGAACCTGATAAAGTTTCTCCTCTGTCTGCTCGACCTGCACATACTACAGGACTGCTTGGTTCGGATACAGAAGTATTTCTGTCGTCAAAATCTGGTTTGTTTAAACATATAAGAGGCTGTCCATCTATATAAATATCATATAGTGCTTCTATTTCTCCTTCACAAATTGCATAAACAATATAAATAGTATCTGGATCATTTGAAGGTGTATCTGCAAAGACAGGAATACCTGGGACTTTACGAACACCATAAACAACAGGTAAGTATTTTGCAGACATTTCGATAGCAAGTTTTACATCTCTATCACGAAATTTTTCTTCCATTGACATTTGAACTTTCTTTTTAATTCCAAAAAGTCCATGACTTGATGTTTTTAGTTTTGGTTCAAGATACTTTTCTTGATAAGTTGCTAATACATTTACACTTGTGTCTCCATGCATGAATCCCATGTCATATGCATAGTCTGGTTTTAGTGCTGCGTCTTTTTGTGGTGTTCCTTCTGTGGTCAGTGCTCGGTGTGTTTCATCAGAAGTCATTCGACCTTGTAATCTACTGAAGTCTGCCCAATGACTGTTTAATGTCCATGTTACTCTACTAGATTTTGAAGGATCTTCATTTATGTTTGTTTTTGTAATGAGCCCTTTAAAAATAAGAATACTTGCATTTCCTTTGATTTCTCCAGTTTCTGGATCGATAAATACTTTATGTACTTCTACATTTTTATTAAGAAAGCTAGGATTTGCTAAGTCAGTGCCCCTAGCAGTAAGAGGGCCTTTTAATTCTTCGGATTCTAGTGATAAAGTATATAGCTCTCCTGTTGAATTACTAGTAAAAGCATCATCTAAAGTTTCGATTGTTATGTTTTGATTTGAACTTGTGAATCCTGTAATTAAAAATATTTTATTATGATTTGAACCAGAGCCATTATTTGCCTCAAGTTTTATTTTGTCTCCCTCTTTGAATCCTTCTTCTACAAAATCAATATTAGTAGAACAAGTAATAGTACTTCCAGAGAAAGTTAAGGTACCAGACACAGAAGTTCCTAATGTTTCTGCTGCTATTGTTAAAGTCATGCTTGTAGCTTTTGCTTGCATACTTTCTTTATATCCAGTTACTTTTAGTAATTTATTTGCTCTATATATTTGAGAACCGTTTGCACTTCCAGAATCATTTGTTGATCCATCGTTAAAACTTATATCTCTTGCTCCATCAGTAAGATATACAAATTTATTTGCATTTGTAGAAAAAGTATTATTTGCAGTGGGAAGTTGTGGGCGTTCAAATTTTACAAGATGTGCGTATTCAAACGCTTCATTATTTATTAGCGTTGTACGAATTGTAGAATTGACGGAACGTTCAGTAGGCATTAGGGTTGAGCCTCCTCTAAGTTAAGTGAAAAAGTATATAGGTTATTTGTGCCTAAGGAGTACTCCCTAACATCAGAGGATTGGATAACTCTTACAAGTGGAGTAACAAAATTAAGTGTGCTATTGTCTGCTACACTATATACTAAATTTGGTTGACAATATATTCTGTATTGATCTGCTGAAGGTTGTGATTCTCCTGAGTAGTAATCTGAATTTGTCTGTACTCTTGTAACTGTATAAAGTTTTGTATGGTTACTGTTTGCACTATCAGTAATTGTAAAAGTATCTCCTCTTTTTGGAGTACCTGTTAACGAAGAATGATCTGCTAAAAAGTTATCTACTCCAGCAACATAAGGCCCGTCAACAGTAATACTTCCAGAAAAAGTAGAATCTTGAGCATCTGCATATTGTGGTAAAGAAACAAAGAAAGGTTTTAATCTACCTTTTTTCTCTGTTAAAAAAGAATAAACTGGTTCAAACTGAGCACGAGTAAGTGGATTATATGTAATTGCTATTTTTAATGTTTCTCCTACTAAACTACGAGTAACAACTCTTCCACTATTTGTTCGAGACATCATAGTAGGTTGCTCTTTTTCAAATCGTACAGAAGCAAAGCCTGGTCCGTAATTAGCTGCTGAATTTACATTTTGTCCTGCTTCATCTATTCCATAAGCAGGATCTGGTAATCTATTTGCAAAATTGCTAAATAATGCCATTATCCATCTCCTCCATACCCGACATTTACATCAGGTAAAAAATCTTGTCCATAGGAGTTAGCAGCGTCTCTTATTGCTGCCACTACTGCTCCTTGATTATTTGTTAATACTTCTTGTACACTTGCTCCGTCTAATGCGCTTACATTGAAAGTTAGGTTCATGCTTTTATTCCCGCCGAGTTCATAGTTAGGTATAATTTCTTCTTTTGTTACAACTTCAGGTCCTCGTTCTCCAACTAACATTCCGCCGTCTGCGTAACCTTTTCTTCCCATTGCTCCACCTATAAAGTCATTTGCATTGGATCCTACTCCTGAGCCTCCTCGTAAATATGCAGTTTCTCCTGCTGAAGCTTGTTGTGAAACGTCTACTCTATTACTTCGTTGTCCGCCTATATTTAATGCTGTATTGGTTGCTCCTGCTTCGCTTTCTCCACCGCCTGTAAATTGCATCTTTTTAATCATGGCGATTTGTGCAGCTCCCATTGCACCTATCATAGCTGCTAAAGGTGGTCCAAATATTCCTGCTTGAGCCAATACTAAAGTTATAGCTGTTGCTGTATTAATGATTGCAGAAGCTATCTTCATTTTCTTTTCTTGTTCAAAAGCTTTTTTCTGAATTTCTAGTTTTTTAGCTTCCATTTTCTTTATTTTGGCAAGAGAACCGGCACTTACACCATCAAGTTTTTTCTCTGCAGCTATTTGTTGATCGATTATTGTTACTCTATTTTGAGCAAGTCCTTGTTGTGCGGCTCCAAAAGCCTGCATAGCAGTATTTGCAATATTTGCAACAACTAAACCTTTTCCTAAATCAGCAGCCATCCCTTTAAAAGGACTATCTTCTCCTGATAGAAGATCTGTTAAAGTTGCTATAGTCTCACCCATATTTGAAATTTGCTCTACCATTGAAACTATTAAACCAATTGATCTGCCAAGTTCTGCATTTACGGAACTCATTTCTTTGCCCATCATACTAAAAGCTGACATTGTCAATGCGGTTGCTTGATTTGATTCCTTTTGCTTCTCAGTAAGATTGTTAAAAGCTTCAGCTACAACAAATATGTCGTCGCTTACCAGTGCACCTGATATTAAATCTTGTACAGGAGCACTTGCCGCATTCGTTTTGGCTGCAAATAATTCATTTGTTTTTCTAATTTCTTCTTCTAGTCTCTTTATAGTTGCCCTTCTTGCTTCTATATCTTCTTTACGTAAAGGTCCTATGAAACTTTCGAATGATGCTGCTTGTATTTGTCTTTGTAATTCAAGCACTGCTTGTTTTCTTTGTGTTTCTAAAATCTCCTTTTGCCTGTTGCTCATTTCTTTTGCCTGGGCTACTTGTTGTTTAAATATAGAGAGTTCTCCTTGTGCAAAACCTTTCATTGCTTTTCTAAATTTCATGCTTGATTGTGCTGCTGTTGCATTTAAATTTGCAATTTGTTGTTCTGTTTGTAAATCTTTTAATTTTAAACTAAGTGAAGTTTGTTGAATTATTAATAGTCGTTCTGCTTTACTTACTTGTGTGCTTTGTAGAGAAAGAATTTTAGCTTGTAGTCCTTCTATTTGAGCATCGATTGCAGCTCTTTTTTCCAAAGGAACCTGTAATCCTTGTAAAGTTGTTATTTGTAGTTGATTTGCATCTATTTCTTTTTGTATTCTTTCGTCTTGTAATTGTAAAGATCGTGCTGCTCCTTCTACACTTAGTTTTTCGAATTTCTTTGCTACTTTTATTCCTGCATCTAATTTTTTTAAGGTATTTTGTAAATTGATTGCATTTGATTGTAATTTTGCAAATCCTTCTATTAAATCTGGTAAAACTTTTGCAGCATTTTCTGCAGTTAAACCAAACTTTTCTGCTTGTGCTCCCATGTCTTCAAGTATATTTGCAACCTCTTCTGCTTTTCCTGCATCGTTTAGTTTAGTAATTGTATTATTTAAAGCAGTAAAGCTAGCAAGAGAGTCATCGAATTCAGTTTTCTTTTCAAATTTTTGGAAGAATTTACCAAAGACTCGTTCATTATCAGATACTTGTTTTTGTAAACTTACAAGTTCACCATTTATATCTGCTACAGATTTTGAAGCATTATTTAGTATTTTTGTAATTAATGTAGCATTTGCTGCAGTTTCTCCAGTAGCACTAATTGCAACTCCAACTCCCTCTTTTGCAAGATCATTTGCTGCTTTTATTATTTCTTCTCTAAGTAGTTTTGATTCTTCACTATCATCTTGAAATGTTTTTCTAAGAGTTGCTTGTAGTTGTTTTGTTGCTTTTTTATTAAACTTAGCTCTAATACCTGCTTCTTCTTCTGGACTTAATGCTTCTCGTGCTATACCAGAAAGGTCTCCTGCTCTTTGTCGTGCCTCATTAACTTTTTTAATTTGTGAATCAGCTAAATCTTCTGTTTCTTTTCTTGCTAAATTTGCGGCACTTGCCAATTCTTGTAAAATACCTGCAGTTACTTTATATGTTTTTATACCTATCTCACCCGCACTTATTCCTGCCTTGCTTGTAGCTGCAGCTAATTGTTCAAACTTTTCTGGCATACTTTCAGTTATTGCTTTTAGATCCTCTAAAGACTTTATAGGTGGATTTATTTTATTTTTAAGAAAATTAAAAGCTGTAGAAAGTAGTCCAAGTGCAAATATTAATTGTCCAATAAATGGTATCATGTTCAGTAACGCTGACCCAAAGAATTTAATTCCAACTGAAGCAATTTTTGCTGTTTTACCCAAGCCTCCAATACTAATCCCTAGTACTTTTGTTCGAACGCCTGTAAAGTCTGCATTTTTTCTAAAATCTGCCAATTGATTATTAGCTTCTTTAAATCCAGCCACAGGTCCAGCTTGATTAATTGCAGATAAACCTAAAGAAGTTCTTCCTTGTCTATCTTCTCTTCCTGCTGCCTCTGCTAATTGTCCTCCTACGTTTTGTCGTAGTTCAGGAGAATTGACAAAAGCTAAATATTCTTTTTCTTTGTCTATTTTTGCTTGAATACTCGCAAGTTCTTTTTTATTTTCTGCAGTTTTTTTCTGACTATATATTGTTTCTGCTTTTGATCGTTCTCTGCGTAATTTTGCTAGTCTATTTTCTGTTAATCTTCTTTGTTCCCCAAAAGCTTTATCGTCTGCCATACCATCTTTTAACGCTTTTCTAAAATCTTTTTGTGATTTTATTCCGCCCTTTCTTGACATAAACTCAGCTTGAGCTGCTATAGCAGATTGATCTGTTGACTCTACAAGAGCTTCTGATAACATTCTAGCTTCACTCGCACTTTCTGCTGCTCGTTGTGACATTTGTCCAAGTGCAGGAATCATTTGAGTAACAAGAGTACTTCCAAAAAGCACAAGCCCACCTACCATTACACTAGATGACCCTGCAAATAGTTCTGCGATTGGAATAAGAACTGTATTAATACTAGTTAGACCTGCTTTTGTAAGATCTGTAAAAGCAGCCGCTAATCTATCGTAGGGGTTTACATCAATTGCATCTGCAATATCACCATATTTTTTAGCACCTTGCTCATTAATTGCGTTTAAAAATGCTTGTTGTCTTTCGAATTGTGTTAATTGATTTGCGCCTTTGTTTAAGCTATTTGCATAAGCATCTACTGCATCATCCAAACGAACCATAATACCTAATTCATCCAATATTTCTGGTTCTAGTTTAATAGCACCTCGTGTTAATCTATCAAATGCATCATTGAGATTTCTACCAAGAGCTAATGAAGCTCCTCTCGCTACTTTTGCAAGTCCTTCTAAGTCTGCAGATGAAAAACCTGCTGATAAAGCTAATGAAGCTCCTTGTAAGGCTTCTTGAGTTGAGAGTGCTTCTCCTGTTATTTCTTTTAGCCTTTCAACAACAATACTTGTAGTTCTACCTGACTCATTTGCCATAAAAGTAAAACCTTCAACAAGTTGTTCGAAAGCCGCAGCTTGCCTAAAGGCATTGAACGCTGCCGTTGCGGCAAAAACGTTAGCTGCTAATGTTGCGTATGCTCCAACTAATCCGCTAGAGCCTCCGCCGATTGTTTGTGAAAGTTTAGAAAAGTTTTTTGTACCGTTTGCTGTTTGAATTAATCCTTGTTTTTGGCGTCCGTAGTTCTTCTCTTGAGTTTTATCAAGTTGTTTTGTAGACTTGTTCGTTTTATCAATCTGATCAGCAAGACCTTTTTGTTTTTTCTGAACAATATCAAAGCCATCAGCAGTTGCTATAACTTTAAATTTAATATCGTTTGATGCCATTAACTTTTTCTTTTCATTCGGTCATACTCAGCTTTTAGTTTTTTCTGAGATATTTCGATTGCTCTACTGTCTAACCACAGTAATAATTCAAATACAAATTCTTTATTGTGTTCTTTGATTCCATAATGTTTTAATAGAAATTCAAAGTTTGTATAGTCTTTACCAATATATCCTATTTCTGGGTAGACTCGATCTCCCATACTATTAAATATATTCATTGTTATGATGACTATATCAGGAAAATCCTCCCAGTCAGGAGGACATTTTTCCCAGTCGGGTTCTTCCCCCATTTGTTCCATCATTTCCAAGTATTGATCCTTGGACATGCCTATATCTTTATTGTCTAAAAATAGTTTAAGCTTCTTTAATAGTTTTTGTTTTGCTTTTACTACGAAAGTTTTCTAAATCAAAGACTACCTCATTGAGCCAGTTATCAAACTCACTTGAATTTTCTACTAATACTTGAGCATTAGACTCTGAAAATTCCATTTCTTTTGTAGAATCTTGTCCTTCTAAGTCTACAAGTAGTAAGTCTTGCAAATATTCTAATTTCAAGCCTTTCCAGTTTTTAACTGTTGCTTTTGTAAATTCTTCAACAAATTTTTCATCATTTAATTCATCTTCAAATTGACGAGTTTTACGATTAAATTTATTAATTGTACATTTTTTACGTAAGTTTGTTAATTCTTTTCTTGATAAATTTGCAAGTTCTACTTCAAATCCATTTAATCCTGGGAATTCTACCCAAGTTGTTTTACTATCTACTAGTAATGATTTTAATTCCATGTTGTTATATTCTCCTAATATGTTATAACGGTTGATAAATTTGCAGGATTGCCTACCAAACGATAGTCAAAAGCCTGCGTAAAAGCTTCTGCAGGGCTGGTTCTTTTAGTAAACATACAGTTTGCTAAATTTGCATCTAAAAAGGTGCTACCATTTACTACAGTTTTAACACGAACAGTTGTATCTGTGTTAAAAGTTTGCACTGTACTTGAATTATTGCTAGTAACATATTGTACTATGTTTCCAGAAACGACTCTTCTTCCAAGAGTATACTCAGAAGGGTACATTACATTTGAAGCACTAGTAACTGAGAGACTGCTTTGTAATGTTTCATAGGGTGTCCATTCTATTTCATTTTGAACACTTAATGTAGCGGATATAATGTTTGAAACATCAGATCCACCAACTTCAACATCAATAAGCGATAAGGTGGGAGTTCTTGTTGAACTAGCACTCACCAGTGAACCTGGGAGTGAATATGGAGTTAGACCTTCTGAGGGGTCGTATCCATGTCCTACTCTTTCTAACTTAGTAGCCTGTCCTGAGACAGTTAAAGTTAGAACTGAACCTTTTGCTAAATTAAAATCTCCGTTAATAATAACGCAGCTACTTAATTTAAAAGTGCTTTCTCCAGTTACAATATATAAATCAAAGTTTTTTATATTTGATCCTGTGCTATCATAATCTGTCAAAAGACTCTTTACAATTGTTTCATCTTTTTCTGTTGTTAATGAAACAGTAAAACTAAAGTCCGCAGGATTAGCTTTTGTTACGCTTGTTCCCTGAAACATTTTTGTTTGATCGTGCAAAGTCTTTACTTCGTATGCATCTTCCGCAAATGTCTGTGAGAACGATACGTTAGGAGTCGTTTTTAATAAGTAACGACTCCCTCCGTATACGAGGTGTACATTACTTTCTCGTAGAAAGTTGTACGCTGTCATTGTTATACAGTATAGTCTGTTGAATATTGACTGTCTGAGTGACTTGTTGAACCTACATAGGTAACAGTCATTTCGTCTCCTGTTAAGAGATCGGATCCATGAGCCGAGAACTCTACAGAAGTTGAAATTAGATCAGCAACTTCGATTGTTGGAATTTGTAAATGAGCTTTTGGCAAGGCAAAAGTTACTAAAGGAGAAGCTCCACTAGCACCACCCATTAAAAGGCTCATATTGAATTCGTTTGTTACTAGACTTGTAGCAGCTGCTAAATCAGTTAATAGTTGATTTGAGCCGTCAGTCTTAGTATCTAGGTACATGGTTAATGACCCAGAGATTTGTCTAGCTCCTGTAAAGGAACCAATTGGTTTATCCACAAGTCCAAGAGTTTCTGGAGTTACATAAGTAACATTATTAGCAATGGTAATTGAACCACCAGTAATATTAATATCATATGTAGTTGTAGAATCACTTGCAGTTGGATCTAATATTCCATTTGAGTTCTTGGTTGCGCTTAGTGACAATGTTGAGAGTTTATTTCTCAAGTAGTCAGCATCGTCAGGACCTGAACAATCTGCATAGTTATATCCTTCTACATAAGTTACTGTAGTTACAGAAGTATCTGTTCCAGAAGGTTTTGCATGTAAAGATTTTGAAGGATCTTCAATCGCAGTATCAACTTGGTCAATTGTTGTTGCATTTCCAGACCATGTTAACTGGGCAATTCCATCAATTGAGAAGTCAATCTCACACTGATTTACTTGAGCCTCATTTAAGCGATATGTTGTATTTTCAAGAGCAAAATATATTGAAAGTTTCAATAATTCATGATGCTCTGATCTTTCAAATGTTACATCTGCATTTGAAGAATCAACAGTAATTGCTGATTGAGAAGTACCAGTAAGCGCTCCTCCTGTAATGTCCTTACCTGAGATAGAAGCCCATAATATATTTTCAACCATATCATGAGTTCCTGAACTTCTCCAGCTGTTAGAACCGTGTTTGTACGGTCTTACATAAGTCCCGAAAGACCATTCTGCTGGTGGTAAAGAGTCATTAAATCTTTTTGAACCACGGTTGGGTGTAGCACCTGCTTCGTTAATAGTAACGTCAGTTGCTTCACTTCCTTGTGAAAAGCTATATCCATCTAACACACCTAATCTAAAAGTATTAGCATCTGTGCCGTTTCCTTTAAATAGTCCTAGACCTGCTCTTGAGTTATCTGTAGTTGTTGTGCCTGTTACGCCATTTACAACTGCAGCAAAACCTGTTCCAGAGCCGGTGGTTGCTGATTGATCAACAGTGTCGTCATCTGCATATCCAGTTCCTCGAAAGTTATTTGGAATATATACTTCAGTTACAGCTCCAGCAGATACAGCGGCAACAATACATTTTGCTCCACTTCCTGAACCGTCAGTTGTACCCAAAGTAATTACATCTCCTACTGCGTGTCCACTACCTCCAGTGAATCCATCTAAAGTTGAGATAGATCCTCCGCTGGCGTGTACTCCGTTTACAGAGCTGACAAATACTTTCGTATTTCTCGATAAATTTAAAGCCATTTTGCTTTCTCCGTTTACTTTGGAAAGGGTTTGGCTACATTTTTATGTGCCTTACCTGTTTCCTAATATCGTACGGTGATTGCGATTTCTCCTATACCTAGAGGAGCAATTACTCCTTCGTCGGTAGTTATTGAGTCAATAACCATCTCAGTTAAACTAAGAGGTGGACTAACCGTATCATCGTATATTAAGGTATCATTGTTATCCAAGACAGTTTCTATATCCTCTAACAATAATGCCAATTCTTCTTGAGCATCATTTTCATTTTTAACGTATGCTCGTATTCCTATATTTAAAAATCTCCACTTAAATTCATTTGGTTGATATTCTCTAGTTTCATTTCCTGCGATTACACAAACTTTTGGATATGATTCTATTTCATCTAAGAATACCATTTTTCCTGCTACATTGCTATATACATTTGTATTATAAGGGTAATTTCCATTTATTAATTTTAATTGTTCAACGAGAGCTTCTACTACTTTTTTTCGTTTTGTTCTTGCTACCATTATACTCTCCTAAGTACGAATTTTGTTTCTAGTTGTCTTGTTGCCAACTCTCTAATACTTTTTTCTATAATCTGTCGAGGATCAAAAGCACTTGGGTATCCGTACCCTCCTTCAAATACTTGATAAGGATCTTTTTGGTAAGTGTAATCAATTTGATTTAAACCTACTCTTGTTGGTATTACAGCAAGTACTTGTGCTGAGTTTGCAAACCTACCTGAATCACTTCTTAAGGCGGGTCGTCCCATATTTCTTTCTACTTGTTGTCCTAAATCTTTATTTAGTTGTCCTAGTAGTACTCCTGGGTCTACTGCTCTTTTTGTTTCTAAATTTTTCTTTTTATATTTATTTTTTGCAGTAATTCTTTTTATAGAATTATTTAGTAGTGCTCCAGATCCAAGAATTGCTATAGGAGTAAGTCTTTCTTTTCTTTTTACTTTTGCAGTTTTTCTACTACCTCTGGCATTTAATTTTGTATTTTTACCTTTAAAATTTAAAAGGACATTCTTATTTCCTTTAAATCTCTTACTAAAGTACAATCTAAGAGCATTCTCATACGCTTGTCTTTGACTTGGAGAACCTTCTGCGTCTACATCCTCAGCTAAACGTTTTAATTCGTCTATTGCTTCATCCGCTAACATTCCTTCTAAAGCTGATTGAGCTCCTTGGTTTTCAGTTTGTAATTCTAAAGAAAGGATTGGTATAAATTCATTTATATAGGTGCCGTCATCTTTAATGATCATCTTATGATCAACTTTTATACCTGCTTTTCCTTGTAATTGTTCAACTATATCATCTAGTAGTTGAACTTCTTCAGATGTTAATGCTTTGCCAGCATCTGTATTCATGGCTCTTTCTTTGGATCTTCTTATATCTACCTGTGAAGTAGATACTCCAAACTGACCGTGTCCGACTTGCCAAAAAGTACCTGCTTTTTTGTACTTTACATCATCTTTTCTTTTCTTTTCAAATTTTATGTAAAAATCTTCTAATAAAGTATCTAAATTAGCTTTTCCAGTATTCTTTTTTAGTCCAGCAGCTGCAGAATAGTTTGTTAATCCAGCTATTAAATCAGTAGATTTAATCTTTTTTAATTCAGCAATCTTTCCAGTTTTAATTCCTGTCCAATTTCGGTCTCTAATTCTTTTGATTGTAGCTAGTACTTCTCTTTTTGCATCTTCGTCTTCTGCTGTAAAAGGTGGTAAAGCTTCTTTTATTCTTACTTTTGCTTGTTTCCACAATTCTTTTAGTTCAGAGTTACTGGTAACTCTTTTTCCATAATTATATGTTTCGTATTGTGATAATCCTTTAGCAAAATCTCTAAAAGTAACAACTAAAATTTGCCCTCTTTTTCTTGTAAATTCGGCTCTTCCTCTTTGTTGTTTGCCGGGTGGTTTTACTCCTGCTTTTTTTGCATTCTCTATTTGTTTACTAGAAATTGTGTCTGCTTCATAATTTTTAACTATTTTTGTAGCAACCTTTCCTAAGTTTGTAGCTCCCATTACTTATGGACTTTATAGAAATCTAATATTCTCTTAATGTGATCTGGAAATCCTATATTTTCTCTTAGACTTGTAGATACATTATTTTGTATAGAAGCTCCCGCAATTTGTAGTCT